CCCCAAGGGCCGCCACCGTCGCAGCATCGAAGACAAACTCCCCGGAGGAGAGCCGGGCGGGCCCCTTCCCATCGATGATGGCGGGCACATCATCATCCATGCCGCCGCTACCCCCGGGGACGTAGCCTCCTTGGGCCATTCGGCGGGGAATAGCATACGCCGTGAAAGGATTGAATCCCGGCGTATACGAGACAGGTGCGACTGAGGACCGGCGACCCAACCCCGCGTAAATTTGCGAAAGCGAAGGCTGCTGTAATGTTCGCCTATAAGAGGGGGTTTTGGCAGGTGCCTCTGCGAGAGTTACCTCGGGAATTGTAGCAGGTGCCTCTGGCGCTATCCCCGAATCCTGGGAGTCATTTCCGCCGCCATACGTTGCAGTTGACCCCGCTTCCGAAGGAGTTTGCATTCCTCCAGCCAGGGCGGCCATTGCCCCACGATCTGCTGATTCGTACCCCTCGGGGTTGGTACCTTCGCGGCTTAGGCCCAAGGTTTCCCCCAAGGATCTACCCAATCCCGTAACGACAGAACCTAAGGTTTCACCTGTCAAAGCCTTGGCGGCAAGATTGGGAAGTCCCAAGGGAGTCTGCGAAAGCGCAATATTGATTGCCGTGGAGATCGGATTTTCCAGGGCATTCCTGACGGTGCTGGCAACTGCCGCAGGAACAGCAACACCTAGTCCACCATAGGCCACGTTGTCCCGAAAGGAGTTGCCCCAAGCATTCGTGATGTCGAAGGATCGCTCACCCTTCTGGCCGTATCCTGCCTCCATGGCTTGGGAGAATGCGGTATCCGCCATATCAAACATGGCTTGGGCTGCAGCCGAATTACCCTGGGCGGAATAGGCATTGCCCGCCGCCATCGCAGCTTCGGCCATGGTAGCAGCCTGTGCTCCTGGGGAAAGACCTTGAGATCCCGCTTGAATGCCGTCTTCCCCTTGATTGAATGCGTCTAGCATTGCAGTCTGGGCAGCTACGCTGGGGGTGCTTGGCGAAAGTCCCGTTTGGCCAGACGTGCCGCTCATGTCGCCTTCGGCAGCAGGACCGACCCCACCGTAACCCTGTCCGCTATAAGCACCTCCATATGAAGAGGCACCTACGGAAGCATCGCTGCCCCCGCCGCCGTCACTACCTCCACCGCCGCCACCGTCACTACCTCCACCCCCGTCGCCACTTCCGCCGCCTCCGTTGAAGCTGGGAATGCCTTGGGGACCGTAGTGACGCTCGCGATCCACGCCGCTATCATGAATGTCCAAGTCTGACAGGAGACGAGCTTCCTCCGGCGTGATGTAGGCCAACATAGTGGGCGGATGGTTGGGGGCGGACTGCCACGCCACAGGAGCGTTGATGCGCGGACCCTCTACTTGCATGGTATCGTACATGTAGTTGGGACGCACACTACCCTGCCGCCCCAGCACTTGGTAGAGAGCAGACCGGAGTCCTTGAGGATCGACGGAGCCGCCCTCGGCGTAGCCCCGCATTACGGATTCGATGCCCTTCATGTCTTGTCCACCTTTACGAGACCCTTGTCTTGCAGGTCGGAAAGCAACTTCACGAGGGTGTTGGCCACCGCCGTGACGGTAATGTTCCCCAGATCGATGGTGGCGTTAGCTGGGATTGTACCAGAGACAGCGTAGCCTGTCACCCCTGGGCCCGTCACCACCTGGCCATGGTAGAGGTTGAGCACCCTTACCAGTTCACCCCACGCACTCTGGGCGTCGGGGGGAAGGGAGGGGGGAGGAAGCGGGAGGAGGGGCTTCATCGCTCACCGTCGGGGGCCACCCGAAAACGCATGGCACCCAAGCGCCACGAGGTGTTGACACCATCCCCGTCGATGCGATAATATGCGTGGCGCCCCCGTATACGCAGGTCGATCTTCTGTGTCTGCGCCGATACGGTGAAGGGCCCCTTCGTGACTTCCTGCGCCGTCGGAGTATTGGGGTACTTGAGGGTGTGCAGCGTAATTTCGACGTTGCCCGGCATCGCATCCCCATTCCTATCGGAGAAGTCGGGGATGATCCTATCCATGTACATCAACTCTTGGCCCGCGTCCAGATCGAAGAGATTGCTCTCGATGTAGGATGGGAGGGCCGCTCCGTCGGCGTCGTTGCCATACTCATGATAGTAGAGCTTGGTGGCACTGCCGGCATACTCGGCGGCAATGGGGTAGGTGGCAATGCCCTGGTCGATCCACGCCGTGCGCACCATGGTGCCGATTGACCACAGATCCTGCATGTAGTCATAGATGACGTAGGAGTCCACTTCGCCCGAGGTGGTGGGGTAGAACCAGATGACCTCGTTGTAGGAGGTGTTGGAGCCGCACACGATCTTGTCTAGCTGGGTGCGATCCAGGGCCTCGAAGACGTAGCGCAGCACGTCGCACTTCAGGGGTCGCGCCGCCGCACCATCATACATCATGAAGCGCTCGTCGGCCATCCAGTAGGTGCGGCCCCCCACCTCCGTCATGGCATTCTGGCCCAGCACCCCGCAGTTGGTGCCGATGAGTTGGAACCCGAAGGTATACGGGGGACCAACCTGCTGCATGCTGTAGAGGTTCTCGTCGGTCCAGATGAGGATTTGGCCCCGGGTGCGCCTTGCTGCCACGATCTTGGAGGCCCCCGAGAGGACCTTGTCGCCCGCCGTGTTGGTTGCCGAGGCCGTCCAATCGTTGATGTTTTCCTGCGAACACCACCGGATGTAGAGGGGGTTCACTACCGAGGTCAGGGCGTCGGGGCACCCGAAGGAGATGAGGTGCCTATCTTCGGGGCTCACCAGGATCTGCGTATTTTGGGAGGGGGTGGCGGTAACCTGGTAGGCTCGCTTGGCGGTACCCTGCGAGGAATCCCAATAGTAGATGCCGTTGTTGCGGGGGGATGCCACCAGGTCCTCACCCCAATTGTCCATGCTCCAGTAGCGCAGCGGGGCCACGAAGGCTGAAGAGGCGGGAGTACCCCAGCCCTGGCCGCCGCTCCACACGCCGGCACCCCACCCAAAGGTGGCAGCGTTGCTGGGGAAGCCCGTGGTAAGATTGAAGAAGCCCGTGGCCACACCACCTGCGGTAGCTGAGGTGGCGGCGGCAGTGACGCCCGTGTTGATGGTGAAGCTGTTGGCATCCACCACCGTGATGGGGAAACCCCCCAGGGGCGCACTCACCGGGTAGATGTTGCCGCCCACCGTGGTGGTGATGGAGGTGAAGTAGAAGTAGTCGCCGGTGGAGTGGCCGTGGGCCGACACTGAAACCGTGATGGTGGTGGAGCCCGCCGAGGTGCTGATGATGTTGGAGGCGGAAACCGACGCGTCCACCGGAGTGATGTCGTAGTACTTGCCGCCGTCCCACACCATGAGGTGGGAGTTGGTGCCCACCGCGAGGTAGGTGGTGCCCGCCAGGTTGACCCACGTGAAGAGGGAGCGGCCCACGCCGGGTATCGTGGTGGTGTCCCCCACCCCGTTGATGTTCTGCCATCCCCCAATTTTTTCGGGCTGGCCGTAGCGGAACCTTACCTTGTCGGCATCGTACCAGCCGCCCTCGCCCGCGTAGCGGGTAAGCTCCCGGTTGATGCCGGGCTTGGCGGGTGCCGTGATGAGGCGGGGACTACGGGGTGCGTCCGCCACGCTTCTTCTCCAGGTACTCTTGGACGGTCTTGCTCTCGTAGATGCGGATGCTGGTCCACACTATGGTGAAGATGGCAGCAATGGCCGGGAGCATACCCGAGATGGTACCCACCACGGTGGCCACGGATGCGGTGTCGAGAAGGTGCTTGGTATGGTCATCCATGGCCGTAACCTTAGACGAGGGCGTAGGGGATCACACGCACAAGCCAGTTGGCCGCCGTGATGGTGTTGGCCGAACCCGGAGGAACAGCGGTCTTGTTGACGACGCCTGGGAGGGAGTTGTTGGCAATCTCAAGGTAGGTTGCCGAGGTGTCAGCCCGAACCTGGAGGACAATCGTGCTGCCCGCGATCACATTGACTCCGGCGTTGAGGATGATACGATCCCCCGCCGAGAAATTGTACTCGGCGCTCTTGCACTCCAGGTAGGTCGTGAAGAAGGTCGGAGTTGCGGAGAGGCCATGCGTCTGCGTCGTGCGTGTGTTGACTGCGATGGGGTCCAACACCAGAGCGGTGCCCGCAACCATGCGCGCTGCGCTGGTGACGGCAGTGGCCTGCAGGGTCCCGTCGGGGAACTTGAAGCCTCCCGTGGTGGACTCCACCGTGGCGGCGACGGTGAGGGCCTTGGAGACGTTGACCGTGCTTGTGAAGACGGCAGCGCCCGTGACCGAGAGGGGGGCCCGCACCGCCACCGCAGAGGTGAAGGTGGCTGC